AGAGTAAATTTATCCTAGACTATGAGGATTGATTATTCTCCTAGTATCAATTGTTAATGTTTAAAGAGCTCACTTCGGTGGGCTCTTTTTACGTTTAACGTTTGGGCCAGGTCGGTCTTCTCTTTTTTCAGGTAGACTATCTAGATGGGCTCTGATCTTTTTCATCATTTCCATATGTTGTTTCATGGTCATTGGTTCATTTTTCATTGTTTTTTTTCCTGCGTTTAGCGTTGTTTCGTTCTCTAGTTATTTCGTTTTCGGCTGCAAACCATTCTTCTATAACTTGAGTTTTAGTTAGTTTGTTAGGATTTTTAATAAACTTTATGTGTTGTGGTTTAATTATCAACGTTGCATAGTTGTGATATTTTTCATCAGTTAAAGTAAATTCATAATCCTCGCCAAAATAATGAAATTTATTTTTAATATATTCAGCACGCATTATTTTCATTGCACTCTGTTCTTAATAATGTTCCAAGCTTTTTGTAAGTCTTCATTAGTATAATCTGACCATTCCATTTCATTGGTAACAAGTTCATCAATAATTCTTACTGCGTCTGCGATACTGTTGATTTCTCTTTCTGGCATAATTTACCTCGTTTTTGTAATTGATATCTAATGTTATCTAAACTTTTTTGAGTTAGATAACCTCCATTGTTATATTTAGTTTTAGTTTTCATAAAAATTTTTAGTTATGTGCGAAGGTACACAGTCCCGGGAACGGCTAACGTAGCACGGTCCTTTAGGACCGGTGCGGAGAGGGCCGTGTACGGGATAGTGTACGAGCACAATTAAGCAAAACCTAATAATTGAAATTTAAGAAAAACTTCTTTTGGCACTGCTTGCCAGTTCCAAAATCTAGCAATTTTATCGTGCTGAGTATTTGTTTTAACTGAACCAGTAGTCCAAAAAGCATTTTTGTCTTGCCACACTTTCCAATGTGTCAACTTTTTTTGATTTGATGGATCATTACCAAGGTGTTTTCTTTTATATACATTCCAACCTTCTTCATCCCAGTGCCAAGCAACATTTAAATGTCTAGTGCCTACCATATTTTTAGCTCTAGAACTAAAGCCAGTAACAGTAAACCGCACATCTGCTTGTCGGTATCTTATTAAAAGTGAATCACCTTCTTTAAAGAACACTGTAGGGTCAATAGTATTTTCTACCATTGCTGTATACAAGTTAGCGTAACTTTTGTGCATGTTTAAATGATAATAAATTTGACCAGTCATTTGATCTTCAATAGTTTCTGGGCCGTAAAGATAGCCATTTCTAGCATAAGGTACTTCATTTAAATCACACCAACGGGATTCTTTATTGTTGTAAGGATGTTGATTGTAGTAGCCCGGGCCAGAAAGCTCATGTGACGTCATTCTGCGATTTGCCATTTGATTCTCCATATTCATAAGTTTTAAGAAGTCTTGCTAAATACCATTGGGCTTTTAGCAAATCTTCTTTTTGATTTTTGTATTCATAACGCCACATATATTTTATGACGTTACCTTTTAAGTAACCTTGGAACTGTCGAGTAGTCATAGAAGCTTGAATAGCTTGTATGCATTCTATTTCTCCAGTGTTGTAGTGTGGTGGTTGATTAACATTGTCCATAATTTTCTCTCTGATAATGATACAACAAGTAGCTTGGTATCTAGGCATAAGGCACCGTATAAGTTTAACTTACCTGACACAATGTTTGTGATAATTTTACTTATCTTGTGTCCTTTGCAGTAGGTCCCCAGCACTCCATAGCAGTCCGGAACTAGCCGTCTGTGCAACCGGTTGTTTCAACTACTTGTTGTACGTATTAAAGATAGTGAATAAGGTGGTATCAAGCTTTGCTACACTGGTCTCTAGCTTCTGTGCAGTTTTGAGATCTCTAACCAGCATGCGGTCGTATCAGTTACTCACTATCGTATTTTTTATAAACTTTTTTTAAAAAGTCTCTGTTCGCTGCTTCATAATCTTCAAAACAATCGTAAGGTTCTGTGCGATAAGCAAAACGCTCCCGACAATTCTCTCGATACATATGATATGCAAATCTTTCATAAGTCATAAAAATATTTTATAACTCCTTTAGATAACATTCAAATTGTCCATAAAGACCATGTTGATATTGTTCATTAGCTTGCCATAAAGCATGACTATTTAAATCAACCTTGTTTTCAATTGAATAATTATCTACATAAGACGGTAAAAACTCTTCAACAAAAAGATTGAAGAACACTATCCATCTAGCGTTCTCAATATCTATATTGTTTTCAAGCACATTAGTAAGAATGTATTGATTAATAGTTTTACCTGTAGCAGCTTGCATTTGACTTAGTTTATCTAACCAACTTTGAAAAGCTTCTATAAGCACATCGCCATGTTCTTGATGCTCAAGATACATGTCATTTACTTTGCCCATCGTTTCTCCAATCGGGTTGTCGTTCTTCCCACTTGCCACGAGGCGTGTGCAAAGTAAAGTTCAAAACTTTCGTAGGTTTTGTAGTAACTACAAATTTCTGGTGCACCATAGTCTTCTTCATAATGAACAAGACTATAGTAGCTACTAGGCCGCCGACCATAGCAGCAGCCATACCAGAAAAAGTACCATAGAAAGCAACCATAAGCGTAAGCGTAATCAAAACATCTACAAAGACATCATGACCAATAGTTTTACGCCCACCAATTTTAAGCGCTAGCAAAAGCAGACCTAGCGCGCTGAATATTCCTATAGCTAGCATTATCTCTATTCCTCCATATTAAGTAAGCCATATATCCAAATTGAATCAATTCAATCAAGATCCACAATGCGGTTGTAACCGCGGTAACTGTTGCATTAGTCATAATCTGCAATCCTCCAAATAACAAACAAGGCAGTAGCTGTAAACAGCAGCACTCCAAGTAATACAAGAAAAGTATGAAAAGAACTTGCTACTGCAATTAAGCCGAACATAATCATACTACCAATGAGTACTGATACGCCGTACTCTTTCGCGTGTTTTTTAAACAGTTTCGATAATTTCGCCATAAGGCGCCTCCGTTGCTGAATTTGTTACCCAAACAACCGGGAAGTGTGGTTCACTTCCAAAGTCATCGGATTCCAAATCGGTTAGATAAATTAAGCAGGATATTTCTGGGTGTGTTTCTGCCATGTGTTTAATAGCAGGCCCAAAAGCTGTACCACCTCTGCCTTCCATTGTAACTTTCAAAGGCAACGATTCACGGGTGAACGTTTCTTCAGCAGTTACATCCATGTCGGCTTGCACAAAATGTACATTTTCAACATTTGCATCAATTAGCATAGCTGAGATCTCGCCAAGATCTTGATTAAGCTCTTCGTCTGTACGCGAACCTGACGTATCAGTAATGACACCAACAGATTCTATACAAGGCGAGAACATGCTCGGTAAGTACAAACCTTGACCGATAAACCTACGATTAGGTTTCTGCCAACTAAAGTCAGACTTATTGTTGTTACGCAAAAATCTAGCCAAACGTTCTTTCCAATTAACTTTTGGCTTGACTATTTCATCAATCAAAGATTGCAAAGAGCCAGGTAGTTTACCTTGAGCTTTAGCTGCTTCTGCTGCTTGCTGTATAGCAACCGACATATCAGCTTCAAACTCGCCAGGATTTTTATCAACTTCTGCAGACTTTTGTACGCACGCTCCAAAAGATTCTTTGCCATCACCTTCTTTAGGTGCTGGCGGTGGATTCTTTTGCAACTCAGCATATATCTGATCGGTAGTCATATTGGCATACTTGTCATCAATCAAATCAGTTTGTGGCAGTTGTAAACCTGCATCACGCACTACTAGATTAATAACATAGTCACCAGCTACATTCCAAAGATACGGATCACGTTCATGTAAACGCACCATATGCATGAACACCACGTGCATTACCTCATGAGCAAGCAGACCAACACGTTGCTGGTCTGTCAAACTCAAGAAGAACTTTGGATTGTAAAGCAAACGTTTACCATCAGTACCAGCTGTAGGCACTTCTTCTGTTTCAATTGGTTTCAATCGCAAGCACAACGTACCAAAGAAAGGTTGCTTCAAAAGAAGCTGCGACCTAGCTCTAGTAAATTTTTGCTGAGCTTCACTCATCATCGTCTCCAAGTAAAGTAGAACTCAACATAACGTTGTTGAACTTTTGAGAAACTTCCTCAACCATTTGCTGGTTCTCTTGTTGTTTCTTCTTACGTTCAGTACGTTTATGCACAGCTACCATTTTTTCTGGCATAACTTCTTCAACAGCATTGGCAAGTTGCGGCCAAGCTTTGAGTGCTTGGTTAAGAGTTTCAAAACGATCAAGGGTATTGAAATACTCTTTAGTATCGTTTTTCATTTTAAACTCTGCTTTTTTCAATGCAGTCCATTCGTCTACACACTGTCGATACAACTCGTCTTCTGATTCATTATGCAAATGAATAGGCAAAGAATTATTGTACCTGTCAGTAATAAACTCAGCTTCATAAGGCAATTGAAAAGTGACTCGTTGCAACTCATGTTCTTCAGAGTCCCATTCATAACTATTAGTATAGTCACGCAATTGCCAATCAATAGCCTTGGCATAACCTTCAGAATCTTTCTTAGTAAGACGATTCTCTTGAGATTTTGTCAAGATTTGAGGGGCACTAACAAACACATCAAACTCAGCACTAGTCTGGAACAATTCTTTTTTGCTCTCAGTACCGTACACTGTAGTCTTTTCCATGTGCGTGTCATAGACCGCCTTCATGTCAGCAAACAAAGGTTCAACATACTTTTTGTATATTTTAAGACCTAAGTCTTCTGACATTTTAGGCACTGGGTTTACTTTTCTGTAATCTTCCTGAAACTTATCACAAAGTTTCTTAAGAAGATCGTCCGTCATTCTGGCTGTAGCCATAATAATCTCCGTAATTGTTACAATACAACTTGTGAATTCTTTTCAATCCACTTAGTCATTGTATCGTGATTAATCAAATTTCTGTCAACGGCAAGCATACCTTTGACTAGAACCACTTGGAACTCAGTAGGAAGCTTAAGAGTAAGCTTCATAATGTTTTCCATTTTGCTTTCTTCGGCACGTGCTGATATTGCACCAGTTAAGGCATACAATACTGCAGGATCCTCTGAAGGCATGTACGTTTCTGGTTTAGCAATCAAATTGTCAATATCAGGCAACTTGTTTGCAACTTTAGCAAATGCTAGAAACTCACCAGCTGGGCCATCACCAACTGCAGCAGCTATGCCATAAAACATACCTTCTGCATCAATAGATTTTTCCAACTTCAAACGCCTGTCAACAAACGACCAAGTTCTTGGCGTAGGAAAGGCATACTCGTCTGCATTGAAGCTGTACAATAGACCAGGTCGATAACGCATGAACGATATCAACGTAGTATCTATTTCATTCTTCATAGCCCAATCACACCAAGTATCAACATTAGCTTCAAGCTCATAGTGCATGAGTCTGTTACCGACTGGCTTAGGCATTTGGTACACAGCAGCACCGTCAGTAAGACGATTACCAGCTGCAACCACTGCCCAACCTTTAGGCATAATGTAGTTACCAACTCGACGTGTGATAAGTAACTGCAAAAACGCATTCTGAGTAGCTGGTGGAGCAGTTGGCAACTCATCAATCATGAATATCCCACGCTCACCGTCACGTTCTACAGTTGGAAAGATGTCAGGTGGTGCCCAAGTAGTTTGAAAACCAAACTGTTCGCTTGGTTCCAAACGCGGAATACCATGCACATCTACCGGATCAAATAAATTAGCACGAAAATCCATAATAGGTATTCCCATTTCTTTTGCTATCTGTTCCGGCACTTCCGATTTACCGATGCCTGGGCCGCCCCAGACCATGGTGTTGAGACCAACACGCATGTTTTTTCTAATTTCACTCTTAAGCTTGTCAGCATTAAGTGTGACCATTGTTTGCATATTTGACATATTTTTGCTCCTTTGTATCAAATAGTTATATTTCAATAGGTTCGATGTCTCGTACTTTGACTTCGTCTTTCCGAATCATCTCGCCCAACCTTTGCACAGCTAGTTTCTTGTAGTCTACTTCGTCATCTATTGGAAACGGAGCTTCAAACTCCACCACAATAGTATGTTGCGAAAAAGCGTCAACAAACGTCGCTCTAAACATTCTAGTTCTCATAATTTACTCCTGAAAAAGTGCGAAGGTACGTCGGCACCAGTCGACGTACGAGCACGCACGCAAAGATGCTGGAGCTGGTTGGGATATAAGTGTGACACCAACTCCAGCACGGTAGTAATCGATTGGCAATTACCACCAACAAGAATAAAATACTTTTTTTCCCTCTGCTATCCATTGCAGTGCTCTCTCGCAAAAAAGTAAATCTTGCTCTTTATATTCACGCATTGCTTCTTCTTGAAACTGTTGCCCCCAAAAGAAACCATCAGAACAAAACGGCAACTCATCATTAATAATTAGTTCCCGTAAAATCTTAATGTCTTCTTCAAACAATTCTAAATTCTCAGCATTAAAGGAGCCCATCACACCAATTGGCACTTCTTCGCCTTTACGTGTGTGGTACAACTCCATCATAAACTGCTGTAACCTAGCGTGTTTACGCCATTCAAATTCACACTTAATCTGCGGTTTGGCAGTATCAATGTGAACAACCTTTGCATCTGGTGTGTCTTGTTCAGACCAACCAGCCATCATATCTAAGCCCATAATAGTCTCCGTTAGTTAAAATACATTAGAAAGCACACTAATAAAATCAATGGGCTTTTTGTGTATAAATGATATTTCAATGGATTGTCAGCAACCCACATATCAATCTTAGTTAATCTAGTCATTTGTTTCTCCGTAACAAGTGCCTACCAAACCAGGTCGAGTGTTTGGTAGGACTTGTAATAAGTGCCTACCGAGTAATCGAAACATCAACTCGGTAGGACTTGTTAAAATTACGCTCTGTCGAACGACTCTTGAATGCGAACATTACCTTTTTCTTTGGTAATAGCACCTGTAGCTTGAATCTTATCAAAGCTATATTTAGCTAGTCTTGCACAACGTGTCATGACATTTTGTTCAACACGGTCTCTGGATATACCATCGTGTTCAAATCCAAAGTCTTTACTAAGAGCTTCCAAAGCTTGTTTAAGCACTCTTGCTTTGTAACCTAAAGCGTACATGTCTTGCTCTCTTTTAAGTAGCCATTCTTCTGGCTCTTCTTTAGAAGCAGACAATGCTTCAACAACTTCATAAGCAACTGAAGCAAACTCAGCCCAAGTTTTGTTACACAAGTTTAAGAACGCAAAACCAGTCGAAGCTGGGTCTACATTTAGTAACACTGACTGACCATCGCAAACCAGCGATATATCTCTGTCAAAGACTTGCTCTTCAACACCGTTAGTGTCATCTACAAACAACATTGGTGAATTCAATTTCTGGTCAAAAATGTCCATAATTTCCTGCACAACAGTCTCGTTGTAAGTAGGCTCACCAGCAGCATTGAACGCATACTTACGATGGTACCAATGATTGGCTGGCAAAGTTATTGTGGCTTCGACAGAATTATCTTCTGCCCCCTGTGGTGCAAGATCAAGTTCTTGCTGACTTTCATTGGTTGATTCAACCATTTTTACACTCCTATAGTAGTGGTTAATGTTACACATGCGTACGCATGCACTTTATTCGATTGACTTAACATCAATCAGAATCCTTTTTATACTTAGGTTTAGGCATTGAACTTATACATTTCATAATGTAGTAGTTGCTTTCATAAGTATACGATTCGTGTTCTGGGAACAAATCGTCAGCGTTTTGTATAGTACAACCGCCTAGATATTTCCCATCACACACGCGAGTCTCATTGCCAACGCTCTTGGTAGAGCTTTCAATATGACCCCAACGATCCCTAACACCTTTCTTTTTACTGCCGCTCATGAATCCTCCGCAAGTTCACGCATAAGTTTATCGTACTCACGCTTGCTTTTCTTAAGGTCTCTTGCACTTTGGCTATAAATAGCTTCAATAGTAAGAAACCAACCTACGAATGCCCCTAGGGCTAGACTTAGTAAAATTTCCATAATATCTCCATAATATTAAATAATTAATCACATAAACAACCATCGACGAAATCCTTCGAAGAAGGATTTGAAGCTTCCCAACGCTCCCCATGGAGCTTCCGACCGCTTCCCATCGCTGTTTGTGGTACATAGTGGTACAGCTGAAACCCTTATGTTTACTACCTTTTTGGTAAATGGTGTACCAGTAACAAATGTTAGGTGGTACAGCTGAAACCCGTGCGGTAGCTGTGTTTCGTGGACTTTGTACCATTTGTACCGGTTATTTAACGAATCGAACAACGATTCTATAACCACGGTCCACGGTCTATTACTAAAGCTAACGCTTCGGTACTGGTACATCTGGTACACTTCGTGCTTCATTCCATGAAAGCCAGTCCCCGGACCGTTTTCCGGTGTACCGCACATCGTGTTTGTACGTGGTACAAAGGTGGTACACCCGGTACACCGCGTGCTCTCATCCGATACTCTAGAGCACACACCAACGGTCCTGTAACGTTCCATCACTAACGTGATGATAGTAATATAGCACACCGATGATAGTAATAGCACACTCATAATAGTTTCCATTGCTTTAAAAAAAAAGCTAAGGAGCCCCCGAAGGAGCTCCAAAGCTTGAAGGGCTTAGCCTTGGCGTTCGTAACCACCTTTCTCGTGGTTGTAAACTACTGGGCTAGGGCGTTTCGCCGCTGGCTCTTCTTGTTTAGGCGTTGCACCATTAACAAACTCTTCTTTGGCGAAGAGATATGCCTTACCTGCTAGGCGAAAGGGACTAGCAGCTAAAGCTTTTAGGGAAGGAGTTTTGAATTTGATATTCATATTACTCACCTAAAGGGTTGGCTACATCAACGCCTGTAGCTTTAGCGGTTCTTCTTCTCTTAGGCTTGCCATTGGCAGAGCCATTAGCATATCTAGGACTTGCTGGGTCGTCTTGAGATGGGAATACAACCATACGCTCACCAGTTGTTTTATTAAAGATGCTAATGGAGATGCCTTTGTTGAAGTTCAAAGTTGCGGAATATAAAGTTCCAGTGTTTTGAAGCTCACCATCTAGGTCTTCCAATGTGACATCCAATACGATGCCCCCACCTTTAGTCCAAGTTTTAATTTTCCCTTTGCCATCATTTTTGGCAGGGTCCGGTTGCAAAGAAATGTCTTTGCTATCTATAAAAGTAATACTCATTGTATCTCCTTTGTTTAGAGTTAATGCATCAGGAGCCAATCTCCCGATGTCACATAAGTCCATTGAAGAAGGTGGACGAATGTCCAGCTTTTTCTGACAAGGTTCCACGACAGTAAAATGCAAAACAAGGTTCCAAATGCTAAATCGGGGAAAGGGGTGCTGCAACTATGATAGTAAGGACAATGTCTGAGCAGTAAAATACAATTTTTTACTGAAAAAAATTTTACAAAAAAATTTCACAAAAAAATTATTACCCTATATAGTGACTAAGCATGAGCACAAAGAAATGTGCGGGTTGCGGAAAAAGTTTCCCCAAAAGTGAATATAAGTCTTCCAATGCTAAAGGAGTTTTCTACCGGTCAACTTGTCTTGGCTGTCGTACTATTGCAAGAAACAAGAAAAAAAGTGGTTCTCCAGAAGCATATCTAAAAAGTTTATATCACCATCTAAAATACTCTAGAACTAAAAATAACAAAGATGTGGTTTGGGATATTCAACCAGAAGATCTTGTAAAAGTTTGGGAGAAACAAGAAGGTAAGTGTGCACTTACTAATTTATATATGACTTACCATAAAGATGGGCATGGTAAAAAAGATTTGAACGCTTCAATTGATAGAATAGACCCAACTATTTGGTATATACCGAGCAATATTCAATTAGTTTGTAGCAGAGTAAATATTTTAAAACACAACTTATCTGAGGACTTATTGTACTGGTGGTGTAAAAATATAGTAGAATTCAAAGAAAATGACTGATAAAGAAGAGAATTTTGAACAAGAAAGGGCCGAGCTTCAGTCTCACTACCCTTACGCAGATGTAAAACTAAACGAATTGAGTGTTCAAGAAGAGCGTTTACTTTTATTTCACCTTCGTGGTATGTCCAAAGCAGCAGCTGGTAGAGCAGCTGGTTATACTAACAATGAGCATGTTTATAAAATATTTAAAAAACCCGCTGTACACAAAATGCTGGCCAGGATGCGTGCAGAATTTAAAGAAGAAATTAAGTTTGATAAACAACAAGCTACTTCTATGTACTTAGAAGCGCACCGTAAATCTGTAACAGCTACTGAAGAAAAAGTTATTACTGATTCATTGTGCAAGCTCCACGGTCTATTTGCACCAGAACATGCGACGCAAATAAATATAAATCTTGATAAAACAGTTCAACAACTAGAAAAATTACCAGATGCTGAATTGTTAAAAATAGCAGGAACTGATAATCAATATCTAATGCCAAAAAAAGATGGAAATAAAAAAGATTGAATGTACCACTTGTAAATCGTTACATCCTGAAACGTTGTACCCAGGAGACGATCAAATATGCGTATATTGTAAAGCTGATGAAGCAGAGCGTTTAGTTGCTCCTCAAACAGAAGAACCAGTAGCAGTAGAAACAGTTGAACAAACTGAACAAGAAAAAGCACAACAAGAGTTAGCAATGCGCGCTTTGTCACGTAAGCACTTATTACCTTTTGTTGAAAGATTTAATTCTGATTATGTAGCAGGTTGGGTACACAAAGATATTTGCTTGCGTTTAGAAAAATTTAGTCAAGATGTAAACGACAGGAAATCTCCTAGGTTGATGTTATTTATGCCACCTAGGCATGGTAAATCTACTTTAGCTTCTGTTGCTTTTCCAGCGTGGCACTTAGGCAAAAACCCTGAACATGAGTTTATTAGCTGTTCATACTCTGGATCGTTGGCCATGAACTTTAGTCGTAAGGTTCGTCAGCAGTTAAGAGAGCCTAATTATAAAAATGTTTTTTCTGGTGTTTCTTTAGACCCTAGTTCGCAGTCCGTAGAATCTTGGAATACAACCAAGGGCGGTGGTTATGTAGCAGCTGGTGTTGGTGGTGGTATTACTGGTAAAGGTGCGCACGTGCTCGTCATCGATGATCCGGTAAAAAACCGAGAGGACGCCGAATCAGAATATAACAGAGATTCAGTCTGGGATTGGTACACGTCAACTGCGTACACACGTCTTGCTCCAGGGGGCGGTGTGTTAGTAATTCTTACTCGATGGCACGATGATGACTTAGCTGGCAAATTATTATCAGCAGCAGCCGCGGGCGCGGATCAGTGGGAAGTAGTCAAGTATCCAGCGATCGCTGAAGAAGACGAAGAGTTTAGAGAACAAGGCGAAGCGCTTCACCCAGAGCGGTACAGTGCCGAAGCTCTTATGCAGATTCAAAGAGCGGTAGGTCCAAGGGACTGGTCAGCTTTGTATCAACAGAATCCAGTCAACGATGAAGGTGAATACTTCAACCGAGAAATGATTAGGTATTACGATGAAAATGAAGTAGACTTTGACAGGTTACGCTATTACTGCGCATGGGATCTAGCAATTGGTCAACGCGAACGTAATGACTACTCTGTTGGACTAGTTGTTGGGGTTGATGAATACGATAATTTATACGTAGTAGATTGTGTACGAGGGAAGTATGACGGGTTTGAACTTGTTGAACAAATCCTAGACTTATATGAAACTTGGCGTCCCCATGTAGTGGGCATAGAGAAAGGACATATAGAAATGGCATTGGGGCCTTTTTTGCAAAAACGAGTTCGCGAACGTGGGCTCAACGAAGCTTACTTTAAAGATTTAAAAGTAGGACGACGTGATAAAGAAGCAAGGGGTCGTGCGATTCAAGGTAGAATGCAACAGGGCATGGTATACTTTCCACAAGATCCGGTATGGGTTGGTCCGCTTATTGCGGAACTTTTGCGTTTTCCAAACGGGGTTCATGATGACCAAGTGGATGCACTAGCATGGATAGGATTGATGATGACCGAATTCGCTACTTTTGTAGAGAAGATAGAACACGAACCTTCTTGGCGAGATAAGTTAAAATATTTAGCTAAGACAGATAAACGTAAATCAGCAATGAGTTCTTAATGTATCATAAAAAGAAAAAGAAACTTAGTAAGGAAGAAGAGCATTTAATAGCTACCAATCAGTTTGAGCGTTACGAACGTGCGCGCGACAATGGCCATCTTGACTATATCGAGACAGCAAAAAAATGTGATGCTTTCTACCGAGGCAACCAATGGGATCCAGCTGATGTTGCTACTCTAGATGATGAAGGGCGTCCTGCTCTTACAATCAATACTATATTACCTACTGTTAATGCTGTTTTAGGTGAACAAAGAACTAGAAAAGCCGATGTAAAATTCAAACCTAGAGGTAATGGTGTAGCGGAAACCGCTGATGTTTTAACTAAACTATACCTACAAATTACCGATAACAATAAGATGGAGTGGTTAGAGTCTCAAGTTTTTGCTGATGGTCTTATACAAGACCGAGGCTATTACGATGTGCGTATAGATTTTAAAGATCACATTCAAGGCGAAGTGCGTATAACTACTAAAGACCCTTTAGATATTCTTATTGATCCAGACGCAAAAGAATATGACCCAAAAACTTGGAATGAGATATTTGAAACTAAGTGGATGAGTTTAGATGAACTTGAAGAACAATACGGACAAGAAAAAGCTGATCGTTTAAGAGTAGGAGTAGAGTATGGCGACACTATGGGCACTGACTCTGTTGAGTATGAAGAAACTAGATATGGTGATACCTATACTGGCGTCGAATATAATCAAGGTAGCAGTACTAACCCAGAAGAAAACCGTCAGATGCGTGCAGTACGTGTTATCGAAAGGCAGTATTATCAATTAAAAGAATGTATGTATTACGTTGATGAAGTTACCGGGGATATGCGTGCAGTACCACAAAATTGGGGTAAACGTAAAAGAGAAAAGTTTGCTGATGACTTTGGTTTAGATATGCTTACTCGTTTAGATCGTAAAGTTCGTTGGACAGTAACAGCAGATAAAGTTGTGCTACACGATGACTGGTCTCCTTATGAGTGTTTCACTATAGTGCCTTACTTTCCTTACTGGCGTAGAGGTAGACCGTTTGGCATGGTAAGAAACTTAATATCGCCACAAGAACAATTAAACAAAATAAGTTCACAAGAACTTCACATTGTAAACACGACTGCTAACAGTGGTTGGATTGTAGAAACAGGTTCCTTACAAGGAATGACTGCAGATGATTTAGAAGAACACGGTGCGGAAACTGGTTTAGTATTGGAATTTAATCGCGGCTCATCTCCCCCAGCGAAAATACCACCTAATCAGATTCCCACCGGCCTAGATCGTATAAGTCAAAAAGCTGCTGCTAATATAAAAACTATTAGTGGTATTAGTGATGCGATGCTTGGTACTGATAGTCCCGAAGTATCTGGTATTGCTATACAACAAAAACAGAACCGTGGCGCTACTATGATCCAAGTGCCATTAGATAATTTAGTTAAAACTAGACATTACTTAGCAGAACACATTTTGTATATGATACAAAGATTTTATACTGAAGAACGTATAGTTCAAATAACAGATGATTCTGGTCCTGAAGAACGTCAAGTTCCTTTACGTATAAACGCTATGGGACCAGAAGGTAGGATAGTTAATGACTTAACATTAGGCGAGTACGATGTAGTTATTGATTCTATGCCTGCGAGAGATAATTTTGATGAAGTACAATTTGCTGAAGCTATTTCGTTGCGACAAGCCGGTGTACCTATTCCTGATGATCTAATTGTGCAACATTCTCATCTAGCTAAAAAAGGAGAAATTGCTCAACGTATACGTATAATGCAAGGTATGGAACCACCATCTGAAGAACAAGCACAAATACAAGCTTTCCAAGCCGAAGCAGAAATTAAGAAAATCCAATTAGAAATTGCTAAGATGGAAGCTGAAGTACAGAATTTACAATCTTTATCTCAATTAAATATGGCTAAAGCACAGGAAACTGCAGCTGACCCACAAATTAAAGTAGCTGAGATACAGAGTAAAATGCAAATGAAGCAACAAGAACTTGCCTTACGTCAACAGTTATCAGCGGTAACTAATGAAATGAGGAAAGGACAAACTGAAACCCAAGCGGCGGCAAAAATTGCTACTGCAGCTATGAAACCATCAGGAGGTAAATAATGGCTAAAAAAGATAACAACACGGAAGAACTAGAGTTTGAAGGTATGCCCGGCGCAGACCCAAAAACTGAAGAGGACGCTGCACCTTTTCAAGTTGATATGAATTTTGAAGAAGAACCCGAAGTTACGGAGGAAGAAGTTGAAGAAGAAGAAACAGAAGATGAGGTTGTTGCAGAGGAAACAACAGAAGAGGTTGCAGAGGAGCAAGTCGAAGAAGTTGCAACAGACGAAACAGAAAGTGAAACAGAAACACCAGAACCAGAGAGCGTTCAAGGAGATGATGAGCAACCTGTGGAAGCAGTGGAAGAGGGACCAGAAGAAGTAGAAGAACCTAAAGCGCCAATGGTGCCTAAATCTAGACTTGATGAAGTACTTGCAAAAAATAAAGAAATGCAGAAAAAACTTCAAGATATAGAAAGTGAGAAACCTACTGAACCTGAAGTGCCTGCTTATGATTTTGTTGGCAAAGAAAAAGCCTACCAAGATTTAGTCTTAGAAGGTGAAACAAATAAAGCCGCTTTACTTAGACAAGAAATCAGAGACGCTGAAAAAGAACAGATTATGTCTGAAATGAAAAATCAGATGGGTCAGACTGTACAACAAGATCGCGAAAACCATGAGTTAGCTGCAAAAGCACAAGAAATTGTAGATGTATTTCCTATCTTTGACCAAAATAGTAAACAGTATGATGAAAAACTAACTGCTGAAGTTATGGAATTACGTGATGCTTTTATTTATCAAGGTTATGGTGCTGCAGATTCTTTAGCAAAAGCTACTGAAGTTACTTTGCTAAGTAAAAAGCCAGAGTTACTACAAGGGGCAGATGTTGCAGAAGACCCTGCACCACAGCTGTCTAAAGTAGTACAAGAAAAGAAACAAAAAGCTACTGTTAGAAAAAAAGTAGAAGCTGCACAAGCACAACCACCGGCAATGAAGGGCGAATCTGCTAAAAATAAAAAAGTAGTAGATATAAATGTTATGTCTGATGATGAATTTGGTGCACTACCTGAAGAAACTTTACGAAGATTACGTGGTGACTTTGATTAAAGAGTAGTATACTATTTAAGAATTCGTCCGTTGGAACGACATCCAACAACTGGTCGTTCAGTATAAAAATCGTTTAATTCGTCTGCAACGACGTTAACTGCTCGAGGTCGTGCTCGTTAAATTAACGATATCGTATCCCAACGATAAAGGGTATACGGGATATCGCCCCAAAT